TTTGGTTTTTATCATAGAATCCAGTGAATTGCTGCCACACCATATCTGGAAATAAATCTGCTGTAGCAGGCAATTGACTAAGCTTCAAACAATCGTACACAACATCTGGATTATAAAAGAATTTCTTTGCTTCTTTTGACCACATTCTAAATTTAATTACTCTCATGTTAATATTCTATTTTTGATAAATTAACTTGTTACACAAGTTCCAATTACTGTGTAAATTTCATTCTTTTACCTCTGTTACTGAAACAACTTCTTCATAATCTTCGTCTATTTTATCGGGATTTTCCATAAGATCAATAGCTTCTTTCTGATTCTCTGCTTCGATTGTATAAAATTTTGTAACAAAAGTTTTGGTAATTATCTCAAATATCATATTAATATCCCAATTGTATCAATTTTTCAAAAGTTGTGTTTGTAATTATTACGATAAAAAATATAAGAACAACAGATACACCTACCATAACTTGTAAAAAGAATCTATTAAAATCATCTTCTTTCCGAACATGTTCTAGAGATAATTGATACGCAAACCATCCACCAAACATTGCAATCAATGCAGCAAGTGGGAATGTTATAAACGTGATTTGTTGTACTAGTGTCATAGTTCAATATCTCCATACTCTAAAGAGCGAGTTTTTGGTACTACATCCCAATGCTGTCTATTCAGAACATAGTTTTTGCCTCGATCAAAAGCCTTTTCAACTAAGGCTACCAATGATTCGATGTGTACTAAATGTTCATCCAAATTATCCTTTCCTTGTGTTTCAATTGTTTTAACTCGAAACATTTCACTTTGAATAAGTTTAAGAATTTCTATTTTGTTCATTTATTAAAGTTCTGCTATAATTTCTGTCTCAACAACAATGTTTGTACAAATCAAACGAAATGTAGAATTGGGTTCGTCATTTTTCCAATTTTTAAGATCTTCTATAGCTGCTCGCCAATCCGTTCCTATTGGAAAATTATGTACAGTAAACCAAGTGTTTTTTACTTTTGCTTGAATGGCTAAACGAGAAACTTCTTCAATGTCTTCTATATTTTCCATATTATTTGAATTGCTCGTTACCTTCCTCCATAAAGAATCTCTCTATTCTTTGGTAGAACTCTTTTATTGGGTCTTCTGAAGTCCAGAAGAAGTTGTTCGTGCAATAACGTGCCCAACCTCGAATGATTGTCTTTTTGTCTACTGGATCGTAGTTAACTTCGAAGTTGTCAAACCAGTTAGCTACTGAAATTACTTGAAGTAGTTGCAGCTCTTCTATCTGTTGTGTCTTTGTCATGCTACAATATTAGATGGTTTCCTGTGGGACGTCAAGCTTTGCTTGGAAAAATCTCATTTTGCGTTTTATAATTAAAACCTTCCCAGAGAGGTGGTTCGCTCTATAGCGAGGAGTCCCAACAGCAGTGCCCCAAGCAGGACTCGCGAAAGTAAGCGTGGCTACGCAGGGCATTTTCGCCCACGCTCTCTGGTTGTTACTGACAAAATAATTAGCTCTTTATTAAAATTAGTTCAGATTTGCTCTAGTAAAGTTATATTCAATCTCAACTTCCATCAACTGCCAATCTTCTCTGTTCTCTAATTTAGTTTTAGAGAAATCTTCTTCAATAATATTCCTAACACAATACAATACAGATTTGTCAAATGCGTCATAGATCGAATGCCCGTATCCGTATCCTTCATAGTATATTTTAATGCTGGGGTTAATCTTTAACCATCTATGAGTCTTCTTATTTTGATAAGCAAAGCATCTTTCTTTCATATTATTCCTTCTTCTTTCTAGTAGAATAGTCCACAGTTACGTTTACGTAAAGAAAAAACTCTTTTCCACAATCATGACACTCTACATGTTGTTCATCTTGGGTGTCATTGAATTCCCAACTATCCGTAAACTCATAACCACAATAAGGACAAACTACTTCATCTGTATAGTCGTGAGGAAAGTCGTCATTAGGTATAATGTCGTCGTGTGCCATATTACCAATCAATTGAACATTGACTCCAGCTTGGTCTTTCGTTCCACATCTTTTCGCTATTTGTTATGATTAGACATTCTTGTCCATCATGCCAAGATAGATAGCAAGAACATTCTGGAGTTTTTTGGATTTTAATCTGCCAGTTTAAATTCAATTCTGTGTCTATTTTTAGTACAAAAGGCACAAGCTCGTCAATAGTTTTGTGCTTCGAATGCCAAATAGCATCACCATCTCCTCCTGCTGACCTAACTTCACTAATTAGCCAGCGTAATAAATTTTCAATATGTTCTTCCTCGTTCATTCTATTAGTTTTCTTTGATCCATTCTACAGGCACATCGACCCATTTAACTTCCTGTTTAGTAATGACATAATTCCCAAAAGTGCTAATTGTTACTTGTTGTTGGAGAGTTGGTTCATCGTACAATGGTTTGCGACACCACCTAATCTGTCCTGTATAGGAAGTTTGAGTGTATACGTTGTCTTCTACCTTATGTCTTACAAGTGTGTTCGTGGCTTTTGTTTCCATATTATCTCCTGTATTTTCCATATGTACCTTCTGTTACTTTCCATCCAATAAATGAAGTGACTTTTTCCCAAATTGGTGGCCAGTGTTCACCTGTAAATGGTTGAACATTTACTTCGTCATGCTTCTTAATGGTTTCTCCAATGTTTAGAAGTCTCATATTATTCTAAATTAGTCAGTTTTCGAAATGCTCTATCAATTAGTTCCTGCTGTTCTCTTTCTGATAATTCTCCGTTACCGCAGCGATGCATATATGACCACTTGTCTATATTGCGCAAGAGTTTTTTAATCCCTTCATTATCACAAGCTATCTGCATTAAGTTGATCTTGTGTAAGAGTTCTTCATACATTTTTACTTTTTCTCTAAGAGTGGGTGTTTTATTCATATTCTTTACACATTCTTAAATATGTTTAATCATTTTGACCACAAGAAACAAAACAAAAAGAATTGTCAATACAATAAGAGTTTGATTTCTTGCTTTATCAAGTTCAGCATTTTTACGTTTTGCATCTTCTTGCAGAATGGAAAGAACTAAAGATCTAAGTTCATTAGTTTCCATATTAACCTCCTTTAATGTCTTCAATAAAATCTCTTATCTTAATAAGAGTAAAAGCTATTGTTAGCATAGTCAAACACAGAACTACAGTACAAACACATCCTCCTATAATAGTTGTAAAGATATCCATATTAAACAACGGAAGTCTTTACGGTTACATCTCTTTGTACGACACGATAGTTCTGGGAATAAAGAGGGTTTCTTGTATTTTCCTTAATATAATCCTGAGCCAGTTTAAAAGTCTCAAAGCCATGATACCTAGCACACCATTTACTTTCATTCCTATCATAGATCTCTACATCAAAGGTAGTTTTAGACTCAATAACAGGTTTGATGTTCTTCTTAACAAGTACAGGAGTCTTCTTCCATTCAATAATAGCAGCTTCGTCTACATGAAAGCTGTGCTCATCTTTGAATACCTTTTCAATGTCTTTCCTTGCTTCTTCGATAGTAAGGTAATACTTGATCTTACCTATATCGGCCCCTATCCAAGAATAGCTCCCTCGTGTGTATTGGATAATGTAGTGCGTTTCCATATTGATTGTGTAGTGTTCTTCGTTTGTGTCTTTCATATTCTTTATAGCGTTGTCAATCTTCTATTCTTCAATCCATCCTACACGTTTAAAATTTTGTTTAAATTCTTCAATGGAACAATGTGATGTGTCTTCATGAAGATGATGACAATTTACAATTGTGTACCAAACTCGATTTTTATCGTACTTTGTCAAACCTCTAGCAAAGATCAACAAATTATCTTTTTCCGAGTAAAATAAACTACCAAAATTAATATCGTTATTCATGATTATACTGTAGATTGGATAAAATTAAGTTATACGTTATTCCGTATATTACTCTCTATCCCCAATATATTTCGCACTCAAATAGAATGTAAAGTAGTTTAGTCATTTACCTAAGCTCTTCCTATTGCTCGATCTCCTAGAGATCGTTTATATGGTTCATGTTCTGCTACCACATCTTCTTCTGAGAAAAATCCCAGTAAATTAGTATGAGGGAGAATAAACTTATATCGTCCATCACCCATATCCTGAAGACACTCTCCAACGCCCATATAAGATTGCATAAGCTCTTCTGAATTTGAATAATTAATTGTGTAATATTTTCCTGCTGTAGGTTTCATGGTATTATTTTTTTAAGATCTGTTTGTTGTTCATTTTTTTAATTTGTGATCAAAAGCTTTTAATATAAGACTGATATCGGTATCATACAACTTCATCAAATCTGAACACTTATCGCAAGCTTCTAAATTTACTCTATCTCTGATATCTTTTAAAGAAGTGTATTCATACTTTTCAATAGATTGCTGCTCTTCGGTTGTCAATTCTTCAACGTAATCAAAGAAACTCAAAGAGAATTTATGATCAGGAAATTCTTCTAGAATCACTGCACACCAACTAGATGCTAATTCTAATTTGGTAATTGTGTATTCTTTACCGACCTCTAGAAGTTCATTGGCGTCTTTGACGATGTTAACAAACCAGAACATGTGAGTCCCTTTGAAAGTTACTTTACTATTAATTTTGGGCCACTGTTTCATAAAATTATAAAGACCAAGTATCTTCACCTTGTTCGTTTTGTCCAACTATCTCTACTTCAATTCCTAAGTGCTTGAGCACAGCCATCCATCCATTATCTTCACAAGGGCTACGATGTACAAGCTCTCCATTCACATACCATTCTTGTCCATATTCATCACAACATCCATCTCCACATGAATATGTGTAATCGCGTTTAATGATTTTGTGTTTCACTTTAAGATTCTTCTGGAAATTCAAAATTAATAAGTTTCTTTAGTTTAAGTAAAGTACAATTATTTCCATCTGCTAAATGCATATTATCATATAGAGTTTCTTTAATGCCATTAATCAATTCTGATAATCTCAAAGCTCCTTCTGAAATAGCTGCATTAGCTACTCCATCTTCTGATTGGATGTCTTCTGACAAAATGTAAAGAGCCTTGATTAAAATGGGATCTGGCGTTCTCACGGCTTATTAACAAATTTACCACGGAATATATACTGTCCAGCCAATTCATAAGTCATATACAAAACCATGTCCATTGTTTTGCATTGCACATTAAGAAGGAATATTTTCATTTCAGTTAAATTATCAAATACTTGACTACCAGCTTCTACTCCTTTGTTTCTAAACATTCCAACTGGTCCAACCATAAATCCTTCAGCGGCATTAATGATCTCTTCATCTAAAAAAATATTTGTTTCCACTGGAGTGATGCAGAATTGACTGTCTGGATCGGTCTCGTAATATTTTTTAGATTCTTCGAACGTCTTTTTATATTGTACTTTGTGACTTTCCATATCTTTAAGCCACCTTTCTTTTGTAATATCTGGAATGTTAATAGGATTTGTTTTATTACCTTCTTCTATTTGTTTTTCAATCTTGGTAAATTCAAAACTCACCAATTTAGTGAGATCTGCTTCATCTCCTTCCAATTCTTCCGGGGCGTAAACGTCTCTGGGAAAATCGGAGAGGCGTTTATAATAACCTGTAATGCTTAAAGCTTGTTTTGCAAGCATTTGTAAATAATTACAAGAACTCACAAACTCTCTTTCATCTTCTATCTTTTGGGTTTTATAAACTTTTTCCAAAGCAATAGTAAGGTATTTGCTTTGTTCTTCAATTTTTTCAAGAGCATCAATTATTTGTTGTTTTTTGTCTGCAGCGGGTTTCATATTATATATTATATATTTGGATTAAACTTTAACAACTCTAAATATAAAGCCATCTGATTCTTTATAGTTAGGATATAGAGATAGAATCTCTCGAGCCTTTGTTTTTAGGTTCTTTTGATTGAATTCAAAAGAATTAACTATGCGAACTCCGCTCATGGTTCGGGAATCTTTTCTGTATATGTTTAAAATGTATGTCATAATTAATCTTGTAAATGCTTGCAATAAGAACAATGCATTTGGTTGTCTTCATCCCGGAAATATACCCCAAGAGAACAAGAGGTACAATGGACAGGCGAGGCCACTCCGTCAGGAGATGTTTCTGAGGACATTGCTCGGGAATTCAAGAAGTCTCTGGTACAAGCCGGAGAAGGAAAATGTAAAACAGATATTTCTGGTTTCTTGTCCTCGCTACCTACATGAATGAGTTTTACTTGCTCTTCTATAATAGGACTTACCTGATCCCTGGGGGCAAAGATGACGAGGGTGGTTAAACAAGCCAGTGAGATAATCAGTTTCATATTGTTCTCTTATAATAACGGTTCTAGAAGGGAACCTCCCTCTCTAAGGCAATTCGTCGTTGTGAATATCAAAGGCCTCTTCTGGGTTCACGAGGTCTTTGATCTCTGCCTGTAACCTCTTAATCTCGTCGTTGTAAGCACCGACGACTTGTTTCTTTTTCTTCTTTGTGTCTTCTAGCTCTGTGCACAATTGAAATACTTTGGCTTCGTTATTATGGTCTGTCATATGAATATTATACTTTAAAGTTTCTAAAAATTCTCTTACAAATGAATATATTTTTAATCTAGGAGTTTGACAGTGTGGGTTTTCAATATGTCCTCTAATAGTATTTCATCTAATATAAGGGAAGCAGTCTCTACTGTATGATAAGGATCTTTCTCTTCTGATTCTTTAGTCATTTTATCTAGAAGCTTCTGAAGGGCTTTGTAATCATCCGGCCAAGGATCTGATTTGTCTGTTGAATTGTTTTTAAGACTCATATTTTAATGGTTTGTGTTATAAAAATAAAAAAACTAGAAAGCCAACGAAATATTGACTTTCTAGTTTTAGAAGGATAAAGTAATTTAACCTTCAACAACTACTGGACTGGACTGGGGTTCTGGTGGAACCTGTGCTTCTCCTTGTTCTTTAATTTTCATCAACAAAGGGTATACTCCACTGTTGGTTGGGATCTGTCCAAGAACCGTTAAGATTGCATTGACTTCTTCAATGGTTAGGTTTAATTGAATCATATTAGTAAGATGCGGTGCAGGTAACTTTCAGTCGGCGGCTCTTTCCGTTCTTAACTGTCTTGGTGGTAAAGACCTTGGTAAGAGAACGTTTAAAGCTGTGTACGGAAATCTGATCACTTACACTGGCAAAGAAATGCTGTCCGGGTTGGAGGGCTTTCATAGCAAGAGCCAGAGAGGGGTTGTGGTTAGGACGACCTGCGGTGTTTGTATTGATGATGTATTTCATTGTGTTTATTATGTTGGTTTTTGAGGGGAAGGTCACTTAAAATGTTATGCTGCGGTTTCTAGCTCGAGAGGTCTCCTGACCACTGGACGAGCGTTGAGCTTGTTTACGGCGCGTTTCTGCGCAATTTTCTTAGTAGAAACTACTGGATCTACCACGGCAGCTCTCTGCAGAAATTCGTCGCCATTCTCTATAAACTCTTTTACTTCTTCATCTAGGATGTTGCCACTATATAGGATATTAGCAATTTCTTTATATATGTTGAAACAACCCTCTTCAAAAAATAACATTGCTCTTTCATATCCCAAGGCTTCAACCCAGCATTGCATTTGTGAAAATTGAGGACCGAAATGAATTATATTTCCATTATGGAAATTTCCTAACCACACCAATGTTTGGATGGCTCCTTTGACACCTTTCTTTCGTAGCATAAATTCAAAGAAGCAAGCCCTTTCTACAGGATCTTTTCTTACATACCTATTTAATTTAGTCTCATACGTTCCGTCCAAAAACACAATTGAGCGTCCTTTACCGGTTACATATTTCTTAAGAATCGAAACATTCTCATCTGTCATATAAGCTTTGCGATAGGTGGGCCAGCAAACTTTATTTTTACGAATAGCGAAAAAGGGAGAGGAAGAAAGACCTTGGCGATTCATTCCAACTTTGCGATTAGTTCTCAGATCTTTAGAGGTTATCATAATACTTGTCTGCTTGTTCACTAATTTTTTTTACTTCTTTATTATACTCTTCTGTAGAGAGGCGACCAACTGAATATTTCATATCCACTCGATCTATCATCATCTCTACCCATCTTTCGATCTCGTCTTCAGTCTTGGGTTCCATAAGCAGTTTCAATTTCTTCTCCACAATCAGCACACCATGCTTCACCTTCCCACAGGACATCTACTCTAAGATTCCAGGGACCTGCATTCATCTTAGTATCATTCACCACAGCTCTGAAATTACCACGGACACAATCAGCACAGAGACATCCGTCATAAGACAGGAAGGTCTTGGGATAAGCTCCAGGCCATGTGAAGGGTTGGCGAAGGGCTTCCTTAACTGCTTCCACTCTCTTGTTCTTTTTCATCATGTAATAATATTAGAGGAAGCTGCGGGGAACTTCACGAATAAATATCATCATGAATATTTGTATTATAGGGACTGGTTATGTGGGTCTTGTATCAGGTGCTTGCTTTGCTGAAAAGGGACATCATGTGGTGTGTGTAGATACTAATAAGAAAAAAATAAAGATGTTACAGCAAGGAGAGATTCCAATATATGAGCCTGGTTTGGAAGAACTTGTTAAAAAGAATGTATTAAATCATCGCCTAAGTTTTACTGATTCTCTAGAAAAGGGAATAGCTGATAGTTTAATAATATTCATAGCAGTGCCGACTCCTCCTCAGGCTGATGGTGGAGTGGATCTAACCTACATCGAACAAGTGTCTAGAGAAATTGCAGGAGTAATAGAACCTAGAAAATATAGAGTAATTGTAGATAAGTCTACTGTTCCGGTAAAGACTGGAGATAGGGTTAAAGATACTATTCTTAGATATAACAAAGAAGCTGATATAGATGTAGTGTCTAATCCGGAATTTCTTAGAGAAGGATGTGCTATAGAAGATTTAATGAATCCAGATCGAATAGTTATAGGATCTTCTTCCTCTACTGCTATAGGATTTATGAAGGAGTTGTACAAACCCTTTAATGCACCTATTATAGTAACAGATACAAATTCTGCTGAATTAATTAAACATGCAGCCAATTCTTTTTTATCTCTTAAGATCTCTTACATTAACGCTGTTGCAGCTGTATGCGAAGCCAGTGGGGCTGATATAGAAAAGGTGGCAGATGGAATGGGTGCAGACAAACGCATAGGCAGAAACTTTTTAAATGCTGGACTAGGTTACGGAGGTTCTTGTTTTCCTAAAGATGTAAAGGCATTTATTGCTATTGCAGAAGAATTAGGAACTCCTTTTAACCTTCTTAAAGAAGTAGAACAAATAAATTCAAATCAATTAGAAAGATTTATAAAAAAAATTAAAGACTCTCTATGGGTTTTAAAGAATAAACCTATCGCTGTGTGGGGTTTAACATTTAAGCCAGATACAGATGATGTGCGCAACTCTGTTGCAATACAGCTTATTAACAGATTAACAGAAGAAGGTGCCATAGTGACTGCTTATGATCCTAAAGGAATGCAAAATGTTATTGAATATAAATTATTGAATCCTCTTGTTAGACTAGCAGACTCCGCTGTGGAAGCCGTAATAGGTGCTGAGGCGTTATTAATAGCAACTGAATGGAAAGAATTTGCAAAACAAGATTTTTATAAAATAAAATCTATTATGCACACTCCACTTCTTTTTGATGGACGAAATCTTTTAGATCCACCCACTATGAAGAATATTGGGTTTGAATATTACGGAGTAGGACGAAATTGATTTTTAACTCCAAATTTAGGAAGTGTCTTAAAGAAAAATGAAAAGAATTGTTAATTATTTTTCAATAGTGTAAAATTCTATAGTCTTTTTTAATCCTTCAATAAAATTAGTTTTAGGAGTCCATCCCAATTCATTTTTAATCTTGCTGAAATCTATAGCATATCGAAAATCATGACCCTTGCGATCTTCTACAAATTCTATTACATCTGATACATTAACTTCCATTAGATTACATATCTCTGTAAGAATTTGAATATTATTTCTTTCACAGTCACCTCCGACATTATAGGTGTTACCCTCCAATCCATTTAGTAAGATTTCCCATATGGCTTCACAATGATCAGAAACATATAACCAATCTCTAATATTCTGTCCATTGCCATAAACAGGAACCTTGATACCTTTCTTAATATTTTGAATAATTTTAGGAATTAATTTTTCTTTATGTTGGCAAGGGCCGTAATTGTTTGAACAATTGGATATAGTGGTTGGTAATTTATAGGTATGATGATAAGCATTGACCAAGTGATCACTAGATGCTTTAGAAGCAGAATAAGGAGACCTCGGATCATACGGAGTTGTTTCTGAAAAATAACCAAACTCACCCAAAGAACCATAAACTTCATCTGTGGAGACATGATGAAATCTCTTTAAATTTTTATGAAACCTAGCAGCTTCTAATAAAGAAAAAGTTCCAACCACATTGGTTCTTATAAATTCCTTAGGAGATTTTATACTATTATCTACATGACTCTCTGCCGCAAAATGCACAATATGTGTTATGTTATAATTTACTAAGAAAGCAGCCATTGCTGTGGAGTCTGTTATATTAATATCAAAATGTTTAATCTTTTCATTAGCTTCGACATTGTTTTTATCTGCTGCATATGTCATTAAATCTATATTAATTATGTGATTAACTTCTGGCTTATTTGCTATTAAATTGATAAAATTGCTTCCTATAAAGCCACAACCTCCGGTCACCATTATATTCATACCAAAACTTATTCTTAAAGGGAATCAAATAACAAAAAAAAACACTCTAACAAACAAAGTGTTAGAGTGTCTAATTAAGTTATTGATTATAGATTATTTAGATTTCCATAACTGAGAGGATCCAAACAAAAGATGTGATAAAACAACTAATCTAAATGTCTGAAAATAGGTTATCTCTTTAAGTCCTAAAAGTTCTGGAAGAGTGGTGTTCCATAAATCCATTACACACCGAATAATTAAACCAAAAAATATAATTAATATAACTATTAAAATAAAAAGAGGACGCTTCTTTAATTGTGGTTTTTTAACTAGATCATTTTCTGGATTCATGTGGATTTAGAGGGGCAGAAATCCAAGACGACCCTGGAGGTGAAACCTTTTTGACAGATTTAAACAGATCAGATGTGAGAGTGTGGAGTACTGGATCTCCAAAGTCTTGAGGCCAAAGTGGCGGACAATGATCTTTCATACCAGAAAGATGCTCTGGAGTAAGTGCTTTAACACTTTCCGTGCCGAGACTCGGAAGAAAACAACGGGCATCTGGATATACCGGAGTTAACATCTGTGCTTCTTCAGGAGACAGGGGTTTCTGACTCCAAGAAACAGATCCGGTATAGTGATCTGTAATTTCCGGTAAGGAGGATTGTTTCAATCTATTAGAGAGTTCTCTTAAAACATCTAATTTAATATTGATTACATTTTGAGCTTCCTTGAGTTCGTTTTGTTCTCTTTTTAATGCTTCTATTCGTATATCTGCGGATCTTATAAGTGTTGATTTGGTAACGAGTTGCTGATTGAGGCTCTTTTTATATTGTTCAATAACTGTGTCTGGTGTTTGTTTCATAAATTAATTTCAACGGTGAGGCTTTTGATGAGATATTCTAAAGCTTCTTTACGAGAAATGTTGTAATTGTTTTTGTCCTCTGATACTTTGTTTATTGTTTCTATACACTTAGCAACTGTGGCTTCCAACATTCTATAATCACTTTTTTGAAAAATAGTTTGTCTCATAATTAATTAATCAAAAGGATAACCAATCCCATAAGATGCACAACAAAAACAACCATCCATATAAAAAAGAGATCTGTATATCGGCGCCACCAAGGATTCTCTTTTAAAAATGCTGGATTAATATCAAAGCGGTTATACATCCTGGAGGAAAGAAGTTAGTTGTTTATAAAAACCAACTCCAAGAGGGAGGGTATCAATATTAAAGATTGGTCCATTGCTATCATCTAATTGCATTGAATGAGTTTCGTAATCAATGCGATGAAGGGTGCGAAGGATTGTCTGGCCAGATCCTGGATAATTTAAATCTGGCCAATTAATTTTAGAATTGTTGCTGACTACTTGGTTACTCACTACAAGAATTGTGCTCATATTTTTTTATATTTTAAATCAATTAAACCAAAATTACACCCTGAATTTGTTATTTTAGAAGTAATTTCTTCTATACCTCTTTTAATATTGTCTCTGTAATCTAAAACAATATTAATATCTGACAATACTTTTTCCTTTTTGAGGAGAAGGTTCTCCAATTGATTAGTTTCCCAATCTAATTCATCTTGAAGATCTTCAAGCCGAATTTTTAATTTCAGAGCGGAATGTTTCATCTGGCAAAAATGTTTTTCTATCCAGGCGTTCTATAATAGCAGTTAGTATACGAATATCATTAAGTTCTTTGTAATCAATAAGGGAATCTGAATCAATCAAACGAATAATTTTATTGACTTTGGCATTTATGGAATGAAGAGAATCTTTAATGCTATTTTGGTTTTCCTTAAATACATCTGGAATCATAAATTTATTCATCATTACTAGAAACGAGGTACCCTAATGTTATTACTGCTACAACAACTGAAATAATATTAAACACATTCATATAATTTATTAATCTTCAGGGTAGAGAACACTCCATTCATCTCCAACAATTCCAGTCAAAAGAAATTCCCTATCATCTGCAGATAAATCCGGAAACGCATTATGGATCAATTCTCCAGATTCCCAACGTTTTACTTGTTCTTCCGTAACTGGCAATTCTTTGGAATGAACAATACCAGACACCATAGAGCGCTTATTAACAATCATATTATTCTTGGCTAATGTAATTTTCGATTTTACTAACTGTGCGTTTAAAATAAGCATCAAATTCTCCCTCGAGAACTCGAATTTCAGCTGCACTTAGATCTTCCATAGTTCGGGTTAAGGAAACATTTCCTCGCTTCTCATACAGTTCGTCTAACAGGTTAAGTACTACAGTTTTGGTTTCTCGGTTCATTATTCTTTTATATTAGGTTAAGTTGCTGGGAACCTCCCGGGGATTTTCTGATTACCAATCAAATTTGAACAGAACTGTCTCATCTGTATTAATCTCAAAATGTTTTAAAAACAATTCATTAAATTCGTTAATTAAGGAATAATGTTTTTCATCAAAATAATCCATACAGTCTTCTACACAATAAGCAACAATGTTGCCTTCTTGGAAATAACTTCTTTCATCTGTAAAGGCACCCCATATATCATCTGCCCACTTAGATCTTTCTTTGCCTGGTGCATCTGGATATGGTAATTCAAATTTCTTTCCTTCAACAAATGCTAGATATTCTATAAGATTTATAAAATCTATGATCCTACGAACTTCAATTATTGGTTTATTCATATTTTGTTTTAATCAAATAGATCTGCTTTTGATAAAAAAGGGGCTTCTAAGTCTTTTTGAGAAAGTATTGCCAAATCTAAATTAGGCCAGGCTATGCCTAGTTGTTCATCATTCCAACGGATAGATCTGTCATATTCTTTATACCAATATTCTGTGGTTTTATAAAGCACCTGAGTGTTATCTTCTAGTGCCATGAATGCATGTGCAAAACCTGGTGGTACCCATAATTGTTTTCCATTATCTGCTGTCAACTCTACTGAAACCCATTGTTCAAAAGTAGGAGAAGACTTTCTGATGTCCACCGCAACGTCTAGGATAGATCCGGCCACAACTCGAACAAGTTTGCCTTGTGGTTTAACTAATTGATAATGTAACCCCCTCACTACATTTTTAGAGGAACAAGAATGGTTATCTTGAACAAATGTATATTCCTTAAAATATTTTTGATTAAAGCTTTCAAAAAAGAATCCTCTTTCATCTTGAAAACGTTTTGGAGTATATATTTTTACTTCCGGCAAAAGGGTTTCTTCTATGTACATGAGATATTTAACCTTTCCATAATCTTCTTTTTAACAATAGTGGAGAGACCTACTCTTTCTTCTTCTAACAGAGGAATAATCTTATTTCTTAGTAAATTCCTTCTACTTCCTCTTACCTGAATGTTTGTCTCATCTTCTACAATGTATGAGAGGAGGTTGTGTTTGTGGGTGTATTCTAATAGATCCTGCTTCCGACTAAGAAGAAAGGGTCTGTTGATGAAATTGGTGCCTACTTCTGTTTGAAAGGGGATAGGAAGAAATCCTTCTTTACCTCTAATACAGTTGAGAAGATAACTCTCTACACAATCATCAAGATGATGAGCTGTAATGAAGATGGTGTCTTTGTATGATTTGATATATTCCAACCTAGCTTGGCGACAGGAATCTTCAGTACCATCTCCACATTCTAGATTTTCAATATAAAACGGTACAGAAGTTGTTCTAGCAAATCTTTCAAAAGAATATTCCATTTCAATATTCTGTTTTCGAAGATTGTGATTGAAATGTAAGAGAGCAATACTTCTTGTATCTTGAAACTTATTAATAAAATAATGGGAAGCTGCAATGCTATCTACACCACTAGAACACAACAGAACAACGGATAAATGTTGGTTTGAAAGATTAAAAATTTGAGAAGAGAATGTAATCATTTAAAAGAGATCCTCTAGGTTGGATTCGAACCAACGGCAAGCGCTTTATCCCGGCATTTTGGCCCTTAACCATGAGGGAGCACTAGATCTACCAACTGAGTTACTAGAGGTTAATATATTTGAATTTTACTTACAGTTCAAACGCGTGATTACTACTATCAGAATTTTCGCAGAAGGAAACAAACCTCGTAAAATCTTCTACAGCATCTGAGACACTATCAAACTGGTCCCAGTAACCAACTCCTTCTTGGTGTTCAGCTTCGGTGATATATTCTGAAAGGAGATCTTCTAGAGGCTCTCTCCAGGAAACTACAGATTGTGCAGCATCAATAAAGGAGGTTTTAAAGGAATGTTCAAGAGTATACATGTCGTGGTGGTTTGGATTTGTGTTCTTCATTGTGTTAATATTAAAGGATTCAGCTGGGAAGTTCAAGGATTAAGAACAAAGTTGTTGGCACCAGGTGGACCAATCTGGCGTCACTAAGATTTCCGGAGAATCATCTCTTAGAGTGTGCTCTTCTGCGTAATCCCAAGCTTTGACTAAATTTTGTTCTGCAAGCCATTCCGAATACATTTCAGCTAGTTCATCATTCATTATGATACAATATTAGAGAGAACGAAGAGGAACGGCACCCTGCATTTCAAAGTACCGGTCTAATAGTTCTGGGTGCAGCTGTTCCAGAAGAAGGGTTTCTGCTGTAGTGAGGTGTTCACCGGTTTCGAGATTGAACATCATTTTTTCATAATTAACTTCTAGTGGAACCATTTGGTTTAGAAGACCACGGACATATACGGTGTAATACATATTTTTATAATAGAGGATGTTGAGGGGAACCGGAAGCTTTAAGAAGGGTTTGTTCCGTGGTAGGATTTAAATTATAAAGGCTTTCCATCTTTTATAAAAACCTACTACCGGAGGGTTAACGGTTACCACGGAACAAAAGTTTTATAGTTCTTCTACAATACCCAGAATCTCTGCAGAGATTAAAAGAACTCCGGCTGTAATGGCGTCTCCTTTAATTAATTTCCAACCAGCCCAGATGCGAAAACCGGATTTAAGAATACTAATATAAAAATGAGTTTTAGGATTTGGGGTAAAGTTCATACGTGGTGTAAATTGTTAATTTCTTTCGTATTCATTATATCTTCAATTTCTTTCATTGTCAATGGCTTCTTGTGGATATCCCAACCACAATCTAATATCTTGTAGATTTTATTTTCTGGTCTAGAAACTTCTAATGAACCGTGACTATGACCACACAAATGCATGGCTCCGTGATACATTCCATCCCATATTCTCATGGGATAATGCAAACAAACAAATGTTTTCTTGCCTCGACGAAATGTAAAATAGTGTTGGAGATATTTGATATACAAGGGACCATGAAAGGCATTAATCTGTTCTACCCTTCCTCCATAACTTTTTTGAATAGGGTTATTGTGATTACCCCAGAGCATCCAGATTGCTTTAATTTTGAGACGTTGTAGAATATTCCGATACATTTCTGTGCTAGTGTTTAAGCAGAAATCACCTAGATGTAAAAGAGTACCATCTTCTCCAACTGTTTTATTAATGACTTCAATCATATCATCTGTCATCTCTAGAGAACTAGAATAGCCTCTTGTATTCCATACAAATTCTTTATCATGGTTAAAATGTGTGTCTGAGGTGACAAACAATTTATCATAATCTTCTTCTGAGAATTTATACATCACATCCATAAATATATAATATGCGCACCAAGGATCAGATTCAACTAGAAAATCTTTATCTTTCCATGAAGAGACAACAAATGGTTAAGGAAGGTACTTGGTCTGATGTAGGACATGCTGCGTTGGATGTGGCTTCTCTGGCCACCTTTTGGGTGCCGGGTTTAAATATTCCGTTTGATCTCACCAATACTCTTTGGTATGCGGAAGAAGGAGACTGGCTCAATGCAGCTTTCAGTTTGATATCTTGTATTCCGGAAGTGGGAGAATTGGCTAAGTTACCTAAAATTGCTGGATGGATATCTAAAGGATCTAAAGCTTTAAAGGAATTGGGTACAGTCGGAAAATTTGCAGAAAGAGGAATAGGAAAAGTTGGTACTGCAATTGCAACCGCTGCTCCGAAGATTGCAGAAGCAAAAACTCTCATACAACAAAATCAAGACAAAGTCAATGAGGTGTTAGATGCCGCAGCTAAGAATGAAAAATTAGCACAATATGTTCCAAAGATTAGAGAATCTTTAATGGCCTTCACAGGTCAAAAAGCTTCTGGTATGCCTTCAGATTATAGAGAAAAGAAATCAAACTTAGGAGGAATGGTTCCTCCTACTAGTGCACCCCCGGTTCCGGGTTCCGCTCAAGCCGCTACTCAAGGTGTTGCTTGAACGTCTCCCAAAGTTTGTGAGGAGGAATCTTTTTGCTATCTAGTAAAGCAAAAGCAATCCCAGAATCATTAGGGAACTGCTGAAGAATCTTTTGAGCTTTTCCTTTACGGTCTAAAGCTATAAAATCTGGATTAATTAAAAATACAGATATCTGCATTAATTTATACGTAATCAATCTAATCTTATTATATAGCTCATCCATTAGAGGAGCTAAAGCAACAACTAACTCCCAATCAAAATTAGTAGCTAATAGAGCTTCAAAGTTTTCTCTTTGAGGTTGTCCATACTCTACAAATAAATCAAATAAATGATCTACAGTCTTTACTCCAGTGAACACTCGATGCATATACAGATATCGAGGAGTCTTGACCTTCTTGAGAGTCTGACCATTGTTGCTATAAATGACCACACCTTCAATAGATTCTTTGTCTTTAAGATACTCAGATACATTTAAAAGATTTAGTTCATATCTTTCTGGCCGGGGTACTTCTAGAAAGATAGCTTGCTGATCTAATTCGAATTGCGTAAAGTATCTATAAGAAAATTGAGTAACCCCCATAAACATCATAAAAGTATCATCTGATGGGTTTTTATGAGCTACAATACCAATTAACCATAAAGTCGGTTCTTCACTTTCTTTAAGAACTATACGATTAGTAGGAGTAGTCCATTCAAACAACAAACTATAATTTTCAGACTGAAGCCATAGATTATCAAACACTCTTGGATACTTTTCTTTGAGTATAGTAATTTCATGGCCGTTAGGTAATTGAGTTGCATTAGTAGTACCTCTAGTACGAACAATAAGCTCTCCTTTATATTGAGAGACAATAAGTAGACTGCCATCCACTTTTCGCATAAACTCTAAATCAGTGTCGTTGTCGTTGGGTTCAAATAAAGGCTTTTCACCCATATTGTTGAACTTTTTAAAGCCTAAACTGATAGGGTGCATGTCAGATTTGCGCCAGATAGAAGAACGAAATATTTTATTTTTATCGTTCCATTCTACGTCCATACCTTTAGGGGTAATGAGTACACATTCATCTCCCGCGATGATACAGTCTTTGAGATTGAATTGATCTGAATCAGGAAGTTCAATTTTCATACACTATGAGGATATAGTAAATGATTGACAAAGTCCAGCAGCAAATCATGCTGCAGAGGATTTTTCCACCCTTCAAGCACCTGTGACTGAGAATAGAACCACCAACGCATGGCTTCTGGATGAGGGCCGATAACTCCAATAGACCCCTTCCATAGGTGTTGTATGAGAGCAGCAGCATCTCCGTTCTCATAAAACGCATGTATGGTAGCATAACACGCTTCCTCTCTCCCTTCTGTGGCGACAAAAGAAGCTCCGTCATGGAAGTATGTTAAATGTGGTCCAGAGTTTCTCCAAGTCAAAGGTACAATGGCAGGACCACTCTTGCGAGTAGAGGCTTTCGGTCTTTTAATATGCTGTACAGCTTCTATATCTCCTAGGAGATCAAAATAGTGTTTACTAGCAAAGTAAGCACCTTGGCATATGCCTAGATAGGCGCCACCTTCTGCAACATAATCATAAACCATTTGTTTGTGGTTTATAAGATTTTCATCAAATTGATCTGCATCTCCTAAACCACCAGGAAAAACTAAACTAGCTGCGAGGGAGATGTTTTCTTTATTAAATTCTAAATAAGGATAAGAACTGGGTCCAATCATTCTGACCTCATAAAGACCAGATCTACTCAATACTTCATAAGTAGCATCAGCACAATCGATACTACACATTGGATGATCTGTGTAGACTAATATAAGAGGCTTATTCATTGGGTATCCTTATATATTTTAATTTATAAACTGAATTGAGAGTTTTGAACCCATCTTCCAAAACTTCAACAACTAAAGAGGTTGTAAATAATCCAGAGACCTTAATTCCGTTCCGAATCTCTCTTTCTACTACTACGGGTTTATCAATTTCTGGTTCCTGAAATAAATATCCTTCTACCCAGTAATCTACTGGTAGAGAAATGATAGCCTGGTCCTTGAGAGTTTGATATTCATGCTCAGAAGGTGTTTGACAAACGGGATCTTCTGAAGCAGACAACTTGGTAATCTTAACATAACTCCTGCGTTTCATTATTTAATAATAAAGGGAACCTGCGAAGAACTCACGAAATATTATGATTTAATTTGACTCTCTTTCTTTTTTAGGAAGGTAGCCCAGTTGATAATAATTTCTCTATCTAATTGAGTGGCGTCAGACCATTCTCCTATTTTACGAAGGTATTGTTCGGCTTGTAAAAGCGTCATAGAGGTTTCTGGAGAGTCTTTTGTTTTAGAATTTAAGGGTTTTTCTTTTTTATTCATGGATTAATTCATTTTCGATATCGCCTGTGGAAAACCAACCACCGTCCATAAAACCTTCCTTTACGCGAAGGTTTTTAAAATAGTAAAGTATTTGTCCGTTATTTTCATCTGTAATAAATTCACCTGTATAAATTCCCTTGCCACAATAGGAATTTTCGTCTGTGTCGTCTCCCTTAGCTTTGTAGTCTATGTAATAAGATTTTCCCTCTGTTAAATTCATATTAAAATTATAACAGATTCAGATCTGAAATCCCACCTAAATTTTAAATTTTATAGAACTCTTAGATTTTATTTAGATTGGAGTAAATATATGTAGTATTACATATGAGCACTCATCCTGGTTTTTATTCAGATATTCTTCATCTATATTATAATGATTCTCCTTATACCGGTGAGAAGGATGGAATTTACTATAAAAACGGAACACCTGCTTCGGGATATGTGCATGGGCTATTACACGGGATTGATGGATCTATACAAAACGGATTATTTAATGACAAATATTATAATAATGGATTAATGGCAAGTGGCTTATATAATGGAGTGTTGTATAAAAATGGAGTAAAGTATATAGGATTGGCTTCAAATAATATTATTTCTACTTGGGCAAATTTTAATTCTACAGACATAGGAGCTTCTGCAAAATATTACAATTTAGGAATAGTCGACAAGGGAATATTAAAAGGAAAAACTTATGGAAATAACGGATTATTATTAAACAATGAAGTTGCTAATGGTTGTTATTACTACAATGGATCTTTAGGAAGTGGATTATTTAATAATGTCTTATACAAGAATGGTGTAAAATACACTGGACCAGTTACCGGGGATGATTTTTCAACTTGGAAAAATATTGATTCCACTAATATCGGAGAGGAAGAATTGTATTTTAATAATGGAGTTTTGGGTGCCGGAGTTTTTAAAGGAATTTCCTATGATTCTAATGGTCAGAGATCTTTTACAGAAACTTTAAGTGGAGGATTGTATATGTATCACGGATATAGGGGTTCTGGTCTATATAATGGAAAATTATATAAAGATGGACATGCTCTTACCGGAGGAGTGTCACCTAGCAAATTGCCTAGATCCATTGGCTTTAATGGTCAAAATGTAAGCCATGCCGGTTTTTATGTAAACGGAGACCCAGTTATAGGTGATATGATGTTTGTAGAAAATTCTAATTGGGACATATCAACCTCTTGGATTTTACCTAATGGAACTAAATCGGATCAAATGCCGGATGAAACCAAAGAAGTTGTAATCATTGGGCAAGTAACTGGATTTTCTTCTCAATCTCACGTAGTTAAGGGGTTATCTGCTTATGATCATGCTACTCTGGGAGGGGATAGGGAGGGTCAATTGACTATTTTGAATCAAGGAGTTTTTGCTGATTATTCAATTAACAAATCTACCTTACTAGGATATCCGGTTACATTTAAAGATTATTCAGAAAATGAGGGCATTGTAAATAATGGAGTATTTACAAATCATTCTATAAACAGCGGCACTGTTGTGTTGTCTGCTATTTTTGATGATTATTCCTCTAGTATAGGAAGAATAATGGGTGAATTAATTGTTAAGAATTCTGCTACTATAACGGGATATGTTTACCATCCTTTGGTTACTCAAACAAATTATGATGCCAGTAGTGCTTTATACTTTAAAGCAAATGCAGCAGAAAATAATTGGTATGACACTTATAAGTGGTTTTCAAACAGTCTTTTAACTGTTCCTTCCTTAGGACTTCCTTTCAGTGCTACAACATGCTATATAAAAGGTTCTGGTAATGTATTGGTTAACATGGATGACGGCCGATGGGTTGATCCTAAAGTGATTATGTGTCCGCTGCCAAGTGTAGTGATATTTAGATCTACCGCAGATCACACCATTTATACTTCTGTTTCTGGCAACGTTGAAGTTTATTATGCAACTTTTGCCGGCAATGTTTCCAGTGGTTATGTTAAATTATGGGATGATGCGGTTGTTACTGGAACAACTCAAACAACACCTATTTTAGATACTACTATGTTTGATGCTCATCATATGTATTTTAGTCCAGTAAGTGGCACTAATTGGTTTAGATTGCCTAATTGGTTCTATAATAGGACTCTTACTGTACCAGCAACTTCTTTACCCAATAATGGAAGTTTTTGTTATTTAACTTCAGCGGGTTATCAACCGTATAATTTACTTGTGGATATAGACGATGTTAGATGGGAAAGTCCTTTATATATTGAATCTTTAGAAATTTCACAGTTAACATTTACTTCTAGGTATAATGCACCCCTTACTAGTACTATAATGGGAGATGTTGTTCTTTCTAATGTGCATTACTATTAACAGATGAAGATAAGTAAATTATATGCCTATTTACGGAACTGCTACTTTTATAAATAATTCGGTCAATAGTGGAGAGGTTGATACTGGTCTGTTTCAGGGCACCAGCATTAATGATGGCGAAGTGACGGATGCCACTTTTCAAGATTCTTCTACTAACACCGGGCATGTAACCGATACTGTCAGTTTTGAAGGTGATTCAATAGATGAGGGCAGTGTTGATTCAGCCACCCAGTATGAACGGGATGGAGAGATTGTAGATGCTCCTTCACCTCAGACAATTGAAGAGTGGCTTGCAGCACATCCTATACCAACTGGAAATGAACCCCAAGACGAAAATGATGTTGCTCCTGGAAGGGAAGTTGATACAAACCAAAATGCCACAATATTAGAACTGTTGCCTTCTATAGCTGGAGGAGATGATATATATCCAGAAACTGCAGGTGATAATTGGTCTGTGCCTGGAGATGATTTTATTTGCTGGGATGATGTAGATCCGTTTAATAGACCGCCAGACACAGATGAAGGGTCAGACGAAATACATCAAATAGCTTCTGAAATATTAAACACAGATAGTTATAGTTTACAACTAGCTCCGGTGTGTTCTGATTTTCTATTTAGCAAGTATAGTGGAGTTTGTTCTGGAAGGACGACCGATAAATATTACTTATACACAGACTACTTGTATAGTTCCCACCCAACTCCTTTGTCTGCAATTCCATTTCCCGGAATACAAATAGGCACACCAGAGTCTTACGACGCCGGTGATGGTGAGACGGGATATTACTATCCAAAAGGATACTATGTACCAAATCCAGAAAATTGTATAACCCTAGACGTAGACACTGGAGTGTGTAAAGATATAGACAATGAAAAAATGGAAAAGTTTATTAAAGTATGGGAAGCTTTTTGCAATAATACGCCATTAACTACTATAGACGCTTCTTATAAAGATATATATGTTAAAGATTGTATAAATCCTAGTACATTATTTGTTCGTCATGGTGAGGATTATAAACGAGCCGGCTTCAGACCTATTAATTATTATTGGACTCCGGAATACGTGGCTAACGGTGGTGATCCTCATGAGGATAGCGACCCCTTTACTATGACTAGTAGTAGTGCTTCTGTTGGTCAAGATATAGGTCTAGGCAGAACGTATTACAAGACTATTGATTCTAAGTATTACATAGATATTTTTTCAATATTATTTACTTTATATTCTCAAGAAGATGCTGACACTATTGGATGCGGAAATTACGTGGTCTCTGAAGGTTTGAATCAAGTATCTTTGACAAATGGTATAACATTCTACAAAGCCTCTAAATATGTTACAGGTGAGAATCTCGATCAAATGGAAGTTTGGGTTACGCGAGGTGGTTGCAATTTCGTCTATGATTATCAAGGATGTAACACACCCAGCGACGTTGGAGATACTTTCTTAGGAGCAGACGGGGAGAGCTGCTGTGAATGGGACTATGGTGTTAAATACTCTCCAGTAACATATTCTATGATAAATCCTCCGGAGGTTTATCACATGCTTAGGAATTCAACAAATGTTTTTGGCAAATATAAGTATACCTGGAAGATGGCTTTGCAGGATGCCTATAACAGGGTAGCCCCTCATCTATGGGGTAAGATGTGCTGGAAGGCTAATTTGCAGCCTGTAGCGTCAACCCACCCCAAAGTTCAGTCTCAATCATTTACTGGACACGCTACTATATTTGGTTTAAATGGCATAGGCAAACTAGATAAAACAGATAATCAACTTGGCGCGTTCTATAACCCGAGCAGGCCTGACAGGATTGCGAAGGGCCTGGGTTACCAAACTGGTGATCCGAAGTTACTCGGTATATCTCTTAACCAGGAAGCTATAAGAATGTTTTGGGGAACATATAATGCGGCTTTGATGTTAAAAGTAGATCCTCATGTCTTGGTACAAGCCAACGGAAGAGAAGTAGTTGTGCCATTAGTGGATGCGGGTCCTGCTGGTTATGAAGAGGGATCCGGAAATACACACCACGGAATAGATTTAACCTATGCTACAGTAAAACATCTTTATCCAGATTATAATGGTGGAGGTTTCTCTAAAACGGCGGGTAATGTAATAATTACGCCGACTCAAAAAGGAATGTATTTAACTGCGGAGTATGTGTATAATTATTTTGCTAGCTTGGGTGTGTTCGGTAGTCCACAAAAAAAACTAATTCCAAAGAAGAAAAAACAAAGCAGAAGAACTATGACAAAAGTGAGTTCTGTCGTAAGGGCCGCAGCTGGATCGGGTGCGGATTCTACGGACATGGTTAGTAAGCTGGAGACTGTTAGTAAATATGTAAAAAGATCCGGATTAGATTATCACTACAAAAAAACTCCATGGAATTTAAGTCAAGTGGTTACTGTAATAGGTTATATCCCATCGCCAATTACTCGGTCTGTTAAGGTGGTTCAGGGGGTTACTACAATTGTTAGAGAAGCTTACGACATGGTAATTAATAGGTCTAAATTACCGAATGTAAAATTAAATCTTAAAAGCGTGGCAGCTCAGTCTAAAAGACTATGGGTTGGTATTATTAATAAAGCAATTAATTTTGTTGTTACCTCTGACGAAGTTCGAATTGCTGAAACTATTATTAACGGATCTATTAAAATAATAACTAGAAAAAAATCTAAATGGGGCCTTTATCAGAGTGCTAATTACCTGAGAAGAATTGGAATGTTACCGGCTGCAGAGCCTGGAAAAGATGGAGCTCCTAAGGAATTAAAAGTGACCGGTTATATTGGTTCGTCATACTAAAAGACCAACATTCTGGAGTTAAATTAACACTTGTTAAATATGAAATGGGGAGATAACAATAACCGTTGTCTCCCCATTTTTTTCCTCTACTGTTTTGGGCTATTACATACCATTTACCTTCAAATTTTTTAATGCCTAAACCAAATAAAGCATGTCCGGATATACTATTACCCACTTCACTGGTGGGCAAGGACACTATTCCCCTATTCTTATCAGCCGCTGAGAAGGAATTATCTATAGTTATACCAAAAACAAATGGTAATTTGTTTTTTAAATTTTGATAAACGCCTTCTATATTACTATTATCTAAGAAAACCGGAAAGACATTATCCATCTTAATAGATTGACTAGCCAAATTTAGAATCTCCTGTCTTTGTTTTTTTTCTTTATATTTCCACAAATCTTTAGGAAGAACTCCGTAGTGTTTTATAGCCTTTAAAACACTTCTAATATGAACTCCACAATTTAAGTTTTCATTTCCCTCTAATCGCCTTGCGGCATGATAAGAAAACATATAAGAAAATTTTTCATAATTGTTTAAATGAGTAGAAAGAACATAATGCAACAAATTTAAGGTTGAAACACTGGCACAGGATGAAAGATTGCTTTGATCAAAAATATTTAAATTATCTGTTCTTAAATCTATTTCATCCATAAAAATTAACTACTAAAACCAAACCCTATAGGTTCTTTTTTTGACTTTTCATTATTTGTATATTGTTCATCATCATTGAAGATATCTGCTAGTGTTTTGGGTTCCTTAATATTTAGATTCTTGCCCAATTTTTTTACTAAGAGTTTTGCTCTGTCTGTATCCAATTTATCAAAACGATATTCAGCTTTCAGACGTCCTTTGCGAAGCAAGGCGGGATCAATGAGATTACGATCACAGTTATATGTAGCAATAATAGCCAATTGTCCTAGATCAGCATATAGCCCATCTGTCAAGTTTAATATAGAAGACACGAGCGTTGAATTAGAAAATCCATCATCTGATTCTCTTTTCATTAAAGCCTTCTCTGCATCTTCTAAAATCAAAACAGATCCCTTGTGAGTGTCTGTAATGATATCGGCAAATTCTGGAGAAGACAAATGGCTAATCATTTGTGGTGGAATGAATATAAAATTTCTTTTGACTTTTTCTACTAAATGCCTAATGGCAGATGATTTTCCAGTGCCGGGTTCTCCGTGAAATAAAAACAAACCAGGTTTCTTTTCTGCTAATTGATTGGTGATATTATTTTCAAATGTTGCAAAATCTTCATTGTAATGATCAAAACTAAATGTTTGATTATGTGAAAGAGATATCTTAGAGACGTACATGCCGCCGCGACCTGATTTAATAATTCCTATCTTAGATCTTTCTACTGGTGGTTCTGTTTTAAACTTATCAAAAAGTTCATAAGGTAATCCCTTTTCAATATCATAATAGGCAATTAAACCTGTAATCAATAAAACGTCATCAGTTTCTTCTTTTGTGCCTATTGTTAAAAAAAGAAAAACTTCTTTATACAAGAAAAGATAATTTGCATCGACTGAGGTTTCTGTAGTACTTCTTGTAATGCAAATAGCATTCTTTTCTAAGAAATTTAAAAGTTTATAATCTAAAAGGGAGGGGGTAAAAGAAAATTCAGAAAGGGGTTTATTATGATAAAGAGATGCTATAATATAAGAAGTTTCCCAAATACCATCTGGACGAGAATCGAATGTAACTTTTGGAAAATTTTCTGGCAGTTTAATTTTTTGTTTAAAGTCTCTTTTAAGTTTTTCTTTATGAAGACCTCTGTTCATAGACTTAGATTCTTTTTTTGAATAAAGACCTTCTCTGCCAAATTCTCTCAGCAACTCTGATACTTCATTATCCATATATTAATTGTAATAGGTTTTTATTAAATAATCAACAAACGATTCGTCTGAAACCCCTAGATCCTTTTCAGGTGATTCTTCAAAGTAATGACCAACTTTTCTTAGAGATCTACCCCCAATGTCTTTATCGCAAACACTAACCAGAGGCTTGCCTAGACAATGCAGAAAATTATACAAAGAACTATCCGGATTGTTGCATAGCAATGCTAAGGCACAACATCCTCTGCGAGTCAATCTTACAGCATCAAATATGCCTTCTGTAAGAAATACACACGGACAATCTAATGTATAAGTTTCTAAACCAAATATACCGATGTTGTTAGATCTATAGGTATAGTAGCGACCCATTTCATCATTGCGTTTTTTCTTAAAATTTAAAGGCATGTAGCGTTGGTATCCTACAATTTGACCACTGAGATTATAAAGAAAAAATGTAGCAGAGTCTTTTGAAATAGAAGGAGTGTGAATATTAAAATCCACACCCCTCTCTAAGAGATGTTCTTTGATGTTAATTTTTTGAAAGGGATTAAATTTGAAGGTAACTCTTCCCAACGATTTACCATTTTGTCTATAACAGAATCAGGTATATTGTGAATGCTCTTTTGAGTTTTCTCTAAAACTGGCTCATTAGACATTTCATAAATTTCTATTTCAGCTTGATAAGAATCTGCCAACTTTAAATAAGGTTGCATTTCTGAAATACGTGTAAAGGTATTTGATACTATTACATTGTCACCATCTTTTAAAGAGACTTCTGTTTCAAGTAGACACGTTTTATGGGCTTCACTCAATCGAGAGGGATCAAAACGATATTGCCAGTGCCCAGTTAACACATCCATAACTTCAAAATACATATCAGCTTCAAGATGGGCTACTAAATAGGTTTCTTTCCATAATTCTTCTTTAAGTTTGCAAGCTAATGTAGTTTTTCCAGATCCTGGAATGCCTCTAATAATAATTAATTTCATTTAATCTTTGTAATTTTGATTAATAATCTTAACACTTAACATCTTTTGCAAATGCTCGCTGTATCTAGATTTACCTTCGCTATCAAATCCTCTTATAACAATACCCTCAGCAGGAAGACCACTTGGATACTTTTGTTTATTGGCCAATTCTTGCAATTCTTCTGTAGTCAACTGGAGGATCTCTCCAGCAGTGAAAGACTTAACAAGTGGAACACTTTTTATAGTCGATTCGTTGGGCCTGAATACTGGGTTGAAGTATTCTCCAGATGAAAGGTTCTTGGCATTAAACAAATATAAACTTAATTCTTTTAATCCTATTAGATTTTTTTGAATTCCAGGTCCGCACAGTTCAAACTGGAAGGCAGTGCCGGGTTCAATCTGTTCTTCTAGATTATACATTCTAGCTGCTTTCCAGAAAGAATTCTCTTCTGTTTCTTTCAAATCTAAATTGCGCGAACAAACATGAAATTCTCCTTCTGCAGTTTTAAGAGCGGTCATGCTACTACCATCCATTTTTAAAGTTACCTGGACATAGTCACTTTTTTTCAACTCTTCTAAGACCTTAATATTGGACAGGAGATTATCTTCATCTGTCCGACTGATCAAGTGAGAAGGGAAACTACCTCTCACTTCACCTTGCAAGCTAGCTGGAATCGGGCGTTCATATTTGGTAACTCCTAAAGTCTCGGAAACATCATTGCCCATCACTTGCCAGATAGTACCAGTGATTTTAACGGAGAACACAAGACCCTGAGATACTTGTCCTCGAAGTTTGACGGTCTTTACTCTGATGGGTTTGCTAGGGTCTTCTTTGTCCCAGAGGAATTCATTCCAATGTCTGGGCTCCATAACGGTATCAATAGGAATGAAGACCACCATTTGTCCTACTTCGAATTCACCCTTCTTAACAACTGCCTTCCATCCCTGGACCACTGCCAATTCAATACGATCTGCTCCTTCAATAGGAAGAAGTTCATTAATTTTTTCAATGACTGCTAATTTCATAACTCTATAATACATTTAAATTGGCGGAAGTGCAACAAAAAAGCCACGGATTTGCCGTGGCTTTTTTGATTATTTTACTGCTTCTATAGGAAATTAAACAGGAGGCATTTCACCTTCTCCGCCGTTTTCAGGGAAATCCGAAGGAACTTCGCCGCCTTCGCCTTCTCCTTCAACAGATTCTTCTTCTTCGGGCATTCTTCCCTGCAAAGACTCTGCTGCCGCTTGAACGGACTGAATGGCGGTCATCAAAGATTGAAAATCTTCTCCTAAGGCTCCTTCTTCAAAGGTTCCAATTAACGGTTGAATATTCTGAAGATGAGCAGCAGTTGTATTCAAATCTTCTGTAATGGATTTGATTAAAGTCTTTTCTATAGCCAATGCTTTAGCACTTTCTCCAGCAACTTGACTTTCGGCTCCAGCGGCTCTGGATTCCATTATTAATGAATAAACTTTTTCTAATCCGATGTGATCTTTTGTGCGCATATAATATATTTATCCTAAAGACTTACCCTGATCATTATCCCAGTAAAAATAATTATTTGTATTAAGAGAACGGAAAGAAAAAAAAGGAAGGCTTCAGCAGGGATTCCATCATCAGCGGAATTGTGTTTCTTTCCCATATTAATACTTAATGCAAATAAAGGATTCAATCATGTTTATATATTATCAGAAGGAACGGGGAATGTCTAACCAAGCTTCTAAGTCTTTTTTAGACATGTTTAGGCGTGCCGTGAGGAGACTTTGTGCTTTGTAATATTCCACTGAATCTAGTTGCTTTGCCAGAATTCCCTCTAACAAAAGTTTGGACAGATCTTGCTGGCTTCTCTCTACAGTTTGTCTTAGTCTTTCTAAGGTAATTTCCCGGTGTTTCCAATGCATAATTTTAAGATAGATCCTATTTGAAGGGAAGTCAACTCTAAAAAAGATCTTGAAGTTCCCCACAACCTCTCCTAAGATTATTACAGGATGAAGAAGAACTCCAACAATCACAAAGCTCAAGATGAGCATCGTGAGGAAATCGCGGGAGCTTCCCTCTAAGATCCTCTATTATTATTACATGATGAAAATTATGAAAGCAACAAGTGGGTTCCAGAAAGTAAGTGAGGTAGAAATTCCAGAAATCTTCTATCGCCGTTTTAAGACCGGAATTGAAGATTTAGATTTCGCTCTTGGAGGTGAAGGATTTCTTCCTGGTCAGACCTTTACCCTAGCAGGTGAGCCGGGAGCAGGTAAGACCACCTTGCTTCTCCAGACCCTGGAGTTGCTTGAAAAGTCTGGTAAGAAGACCGCTTATGTCTCTGGCGAAGAATCTATCTATCAGGTGGCGTTTGCAGCCAAGCGTTTGAATCTTAAGAATATTACGATCGCAAATGTTACGGTGGTTGAAGATATCTTTGATGCAGTAAAAGAAGGTGGGTATAAGATGATCGTTCTCGATTCTCTTCCCTCTTTGGAGACCCGTTCTGGATTGGAGGGTAAACGGAAAGAAGAATACCTTTCCAATTACATCACCGCTCGTGCTAAGGAGCTCGAAGTAGTGGTAGGAATTATTCTCCATATTACCAAGCAGGGAAAGTATAAAGGTTCGACGCTTTTACCTCATAGTGTTGATTCTAACATTATGCTTCGAGTTTCAGAAGAAGATGAAACCGTGCGTGAAATTGAAGTGACCAAGAATCGTTTCGGTCGTACGGGTACAACCGCGTTTCCCATGACCGAGAGTGGATTTTCTTTTGAATCTGTAGGAATTTCGGATGATGAAAAACCTACCAAGTCTAAATCCCAGGTGGCTGTGGATTCTGTGCTGGCTCATATTAAAAAGCAAGGCAGTATTAACTCCGCGGAGGCTGCAGAGGTCATCGGGGATGTATCCAAGGTCCAGAAGGTAATGAAAGATCTAGTCAATGCCGGGCTCGTTGTTAAGAACGGTCGGAGTGCGTCGACCGTTTGGACCGCAGTGTCAAAGTAAATCGGGTCGTTCCCACAAACCTCTACTAGAATATAAACATGATTGAATTTAAAAAGAGTTTGCCTTATATCAAAGGTGTCGCTGGTATCTCCTTGGCTGTATTGATCGGAGTACAGTCTCAAGTTAGTGGATACATCAAGGGCTATACACACGGACTAGAAGACAAAGAATCCGCCTGGAAGACCCGTCTCATCGCAGCAGATTATGCCGAGTTTGATAGGAAGACAGGTGTGTGGAAATTGAAGCCTATGGAAGAAGTCCTTCTTGTAGGAACCATGTTAGGAAAAAGTCCGGTGTTGGGATTCTTTCCGGAGCCAGAGGTAGACGTGCATGAAATTAAAGAGAGGCTCAAAGTCAAGGCGCGGAAGTAGATTTTTTTACTTCCTCTAAAATTTGAGATCTAATACTTTCAGGATACTGATTAACTATAGTGATTATAAAATCATCTAGTAATTTTTTTTTTCGATCTTTGGGATCTTCTTTTTTTCTATTAGCTGATTCTGGACAACATTGTTCCAGGTAAGCCAAAGAGGGTGGTGTAGGATCTGAATCCTTTTCATCCGGCTGAATATAAGTTTCTGTAACTTTTGGAGCCATGAATTTATTCCTCTCCCTTCTTAAATTTTCAAGGGCGTCATTAGCGAAGTCTTCAAATTCGGACATACTATAATTTATAACAGAACGTAAAAACACACGTGACGTTTTCCGAGAAAGCTTTAAAATAAAAAATGTGTAGTACATTCTACATGAAAACAAATCATATGACAAAAACACAAACATATGCCGTGGCAGCTCTTATTGCAGCTGCCTTAACCGCTCAGGCCGGAACCCCGAGCAAGCCTCTCACCTCTACAGAAAAGGGATTACTACCAGTAAATGGTTCCTTTGGGGTGGATGTATCCAACGGATACACCTATAAGGGAGTGCATCTAGATTCCACATCATCCACACAAACCTACCTCAATTTGAGTCTTCCTTTTGAGGTCCATGCTTACGGAATTGATTCCGCTTCTGTGGATGTCTCCACAAGGCAGTTCTCAAATCCTAATGCAGTCCTAAATGATTGGGTTCGTTCAGAAGTAGTCGTAGGAGTTGGTTTGACTAGGGGTAATTTTACATTGACCCCCTCTTATCATTCTAACACTAGTCCTAATAGTGAAAAGGGTAGCAGCCAGGCTGTAGATTTGACCCTGGATTATAGGGGCTTGTTGGGATTGGATCCTCATGTCTCCGTCTATAAGGGATTGGCAGGAACTCCTGGTCAAGGCTCTGGTCGTGGGACCTTCTATCAGGTAGGAGTTGCTCCTACAGTTGGTAAGGCTTACAAGACCACATTCGTGTTACCAGTTAATGTAAATTACGGTACAGATGGTTTCTATGCTGCAAATCAGAAGTGTAGCTATACTACTGTAGGTCTTGAAGCATCTACAGAGATTGCAAAGAATGTTAGTCTGAATACCAGTCTGACGCGTTTATTCACAGACAAGAAGGTGAATGCAGAGAAGCCTAATTTCTGGATTGCTAGTGCTGGGGTAGAATTGACTTTCTAAGTTTAAATTTCTCCAAAATAAAACCCTTCCTGGTATCGGGAAGGGTTTTTTGTTTTACTTTATCAAATTAATTTCTTATCATACTTTGTAGTATAGAGAAAAATAAATCCCTTATGAGCTTCACTAAGTTCTAAGGCATATATCCTATCATTTTTTCGTTCTATAATAGCGCCGGCAAAATGACCACCAGCTGCAAATGCAAAACCAAATTGAGTGTCTTCTACGTTATTAATTTTACCGTATATACGAAGGGACCCTTCTTCTTCCTTAGTCTCTGTCACCAATCCGATGTAGAGAGTGCCATCAGGACGATAGATACGGACATTATCTCCTACTTGTAACACTGAAACTGTTTTAGGATTAACAATACCTTGGGTGTCAGTTAAATAAACCTCTTGATTAATTCGAAGTTTGTTTAAATTGGGTGTAGAATTTTCAGGGGTTTCTTTTATTGACCCAAATAAAACTATTGGGATCAATAAACTAGCTGATATTATAGTTCTAGTTTTCATTTTTTCTTTGGAGGTGTTTCATGAGGCTTTACTAACCAGGTCCTACCTTGTACCATGATAGAAAATGATTCTTGTTTTCTGTTAAATCCTTCTGCCTCTAAATAATACATCAAAGTCTTTACTTCATTTGTGTAATTTTCAGACGTATAAAAATCATGATCAAATACGCCCCCTTTATCTACTGGATCAATACGAAAGCCCATGTATCTATTTATGACACATAGGCTTTAAAGTCTAGAGTTGTTTAAAGGCTTATCTGAGAATTTGAATATATTTTAAATTAATTAATTTGTAATTAGCCCGAGGCGAGTACCTGTGACTGCCCAAGTAATATATTGATTTCCTATTACACATTTACCAGCTGAGCCACCAGCGATGCCAAACATACTTTCACCGGCATAGCCAAGGTTTCCACCATTACCCCCACGCGTGCCCCGAGCTGGGTCAGTTCCAATGGGATCAGAACCTGCACCTCCAGTTGTTAAAGTTCCCGGGGTCGACACATAATTATTACAGGGAGCTGCTCCAGCACCGCCGCCGCCGGAGCCGGCTCGGTTCCATAACTCGCGACCACTGTCGGCACTTTTTCCACCGGCTCCGCCGCCGCCGCCGCCGCCAATAGTCCCGTAATTATAAATAATGACTGGAGTTTCAACATAAAGAGCATCCCACCCGTTATAACCAGGCCATCCAGCACCTTGACCTGCGCCGCTGTTTTCCCAAGGCCATTGGCCGCCGCCGCCGCCACAAGCGCCCTGGCCCACTATATAACCATTGTTATATATAGTTATTTCACTACCGGCGGGAAATGTTCCCTGGACATAAAATGCCTGCTTGAGCCAGTACCAAGGTATTGTCGCCGGGCCACTACCCACTACAACACCGTTATTTATTGTTGCTGAGAACTTTAAAGGAATTACTTTATTCCACCCAGCCGCAACCGCAACACTGTATAAATCATAATAGTATGTATCACTGGCTATTATGTCTGAGTATGTAAAAGCAGCTGCTGCTCCGTAGAAACTTTTTACACCTATAGGATTAGGAGACACTGGCACATTGGTGTTATTGGTCCCAACAATACCACCTCCTCTGTAATATGATTTTAAATGCATATTAGAAAATGTCTGGCTAAATTCAGATGCAATTTCAGA